TTAATAAAAAATTGAATTCTTTATAAAAAGAGTTAAATATAATATTATAGTAGAAATATGATTATACCTATTAAATGTTTTACATGTGGAACTGTTTTAGCCAATAAATATCGTTATTATTGCGAAGAAGTAAGAAAAAGAAAAATTAACAAAGATTTATCCGTTGATAAGGTCATTTATTTAACCAAAAATTACAGTGAAAAAACACCCGAAGGTGAAGTTTTAGATGAGCTTTTGTTAAACAAAATGTGTTGTCGACGACATATGCTGACTCATGTAAATATCGAATAAAAAATAGACAAAATATAAAATATCTAGATTTAATATATAACCTTTATGAAATCTAGAAAAAATAGATCTATAAAAAAGAAATCGGTAAAAAAACATTGGTTTATGAAAGGATGTTATAAAAAACACACTTTAGGGAAAAAATGTTCCGTTTGTGGATACAAAAAAATAAAATCTCAAAAAGGCGGTAATTGTGGATGTGGTTTACCTGTCATACAAAATGCTGGTGCGGCAACTTTTTATAAACCCGCGGCTCCAATGCCTGGACCATTTACTGGTCAGCCATGGACTGCGTCACATTGGCCAAGCCAAAATGGAGTAGGAAGTAACAATAATCATTACAAACTCAATTTATATCATCAAGATCCACAAACTATGATGATTGTAGGTGGGAAAAAAACGAAGAAAAGAAAAAACAAAAAAATGAAACGAAGTCGAAGACGAGGTGGAGGATTAATTCCAGATTCAATCATGAATTTAGGAAGAAGTTTATCTTATAATATGGGAAGTTCCTTCAACGCACTAAATGGATATCCAGCACCAGTGAATCCATTGCCTTACAAAGATCAATTCGTTCATCCAAGAAACATCATTGTTTAATTTTTTTCTTGACATAATTCATAGTTATGGCTTTTCCTAAAAAATTAGGCGACTTATGTACTCCAGCACTCTTTTATTTTGTTCTTTCTGTTTTAGCAGTAGTTGTTTCTATTTTTCAAAACTTTGGAAACACAAATAAATATCACTTAGGATCTTTTTCCATGAATGTTCCTAGCACATTGGTTGTATTTATCATTAAAATTATTTATATTTTGTTTTGGTCTTGGATTCTTAATTTGATATGTAAAGATGGACATAAAGGAATTGCTTGGTTATTAGTATTATTACCATTTATCTTATTGTTTGTCATTATTGGTTTAGTGATGTTGAATCAACGTTAAAAATAAAATAGTTTTATTTATTATTGAAATTATTTTATTTTATTTCTATGTAATTTATATAAATGAAGCCTAAAAATCGCATGATGTGGTTATTTATTTTGCTAGTAGTCATTATTTTCTTAGGAGTTTCTATGGGAACTTATGAATCCTTTGTAGCAGCACCACGTGCTCGTGCTCGCGTTGCTTATAACAATAATAATATGGAGTCTTTTATTGCAGCACCGCGTGCTCGCGTAGCTTACAATAACAATAACTCTGAGTCTTTTATTGCAGCACCACGTGCTCGCATGGCTTATAATAATAATAATATGTAAATGAAATTTTTAACCAACCAATTTGAATTTAGCTAAAGCCATTCCAAATAAAATAAGAACCATGCCAGTATAATCGTCAATGGTGGTTGGTAAATGCAACCAAAAAGCATTTGACCAAAGTTGTGCTAAAAAATCAAATACATAACTAGACAGTGAAATTTGTGCTGGATTTAAAAATAAATACCCAATTCGATTCGATGGAATGACAAACATCCATTCAATGGTTGCCCAAAACTCAGAGGTTAGAATCTTAAAAGGAATACTTTCATCTTTCATTCCTTTTGTAGTTTGTGTAAATAAGGCGAAATCCATGGTTAATCCGATCATGACATTTAGAAATAACCAAAATAAAACAGTCAATATCATATTTTTCATTGTTATATATATATTATTCGAATATTTATAAACTTGGAATAATATATATCGATATCATGGTTTCAAAACTATTTCAATATATATTATTTTTATTATTATTTATTATTGCACAAAGTTGTTCCATGTGGGGGCAATTTGTCACGTTACCATATAAAGATTTATCCATGTGGGAAGCTTATAAAATGGCAATTCCTTTTGCGTGGTTAGATTGGTTTTTCATGACGTTTGCTATTTATGTAGGCGATAAATATGATTTAGTCACCCCTACACAAGATACTTTTTTATTAATTATTATCCAATTTTCGCTTATTTTGATCATTAATAATTATTATTTAAAACAAAAAATTAATCGAAGTGATATTGTTGCCTTTTTTATTATTTTATTTGGATTTTTTGTTAGTTTTACTCATTTGCTATCACATATCTTGAAGATTCCTGTGCCTCCTCATAAACAAGATTCTGTTAAAAAAGATTAATTATTGACAACCACCATCGTCTACATATTGTGAACAAGATTCATCACCAATACATTTACTATCATCCCATTTACAAGCATCATATCTAGTATAAAGATAACCGTTTTCGAGTTTTATGTTAGTACATCTTTTATAGTCTGCACAAGTAGTTTCTGAAAGATCTTCACAATTACTTCTAGATTGTCTACTACTTAAATCACAACTACCAGTAGCAACAACCTCAACTGTACCTAAGTCGTTTTCACTATTTGGTTCTATACTAGGTTTAATTGGAGGAATCGCAATATCGACATCGACTGTAATTGCTGATCCAAAAATAGTTTTATTAACAAAACTTTGAGGAATTTGAAATTGCGCATGGTAATCACAAGCACCTGTTGGAACGGTCGCAACCGCTGCTAACTGGAGACTATTATAACTAAATTGGTTTGGAATTTGGAAAAATAAGATTTTTGTTTCTAAATTTAAAATCGTAATAATAACTGCTGTTTCTATTTTGGAATCTCCTTGGTAAGGAACGAAGTAAGTAGTAGTTACAAAAATACCATCCCTGACAATGGATTCTAAATAATTTCCTAACACTAAATTCTTGGAAAGTGAATAAAGATAAGGAACATTTAAAAAAGTTGGGTCCGTGGAATTTTGTGCAACTGCTAATGAAGTAATATATGCGTTAATGGCAGAAATCGCAAAAGGAATCACTGTTGCTAAATCAATAAATGCATTTCCTGTATTAGTGATTTTTAAACTACCTGTGGTTTTGAAAGCGGATAAAGGAACAACTGTTTCAAGAACAGGTTCAGCAGCAGGGACGACTGAGGATTGAGAACAAGGGCAAGGCATCTTTATAATTTAAACGCAGAAACTTATTTTTACAAAAATGTAAATTCATATTTAGACAAACGCATTTTTATTAATCTTTTCCTAATATAAGAAAGATAATTATGAAAAAAATTAAAAATGGTATTTCTTATGAATTAAATGGATGGCTTTATGTATCTGTAAGAGGAGCGCCAAAAGAACGCGGGTTTGCTTACGGTTATTTAATTGCTGACGAAATGAAAAAAGTAAAAGAAATGTTAGAATACATTGTTTATTTTGATTATGGAAGAAAATGGGAATATTTTGTCGAAGCAGGCGTAAAATTATTAAAAGAAAATATTCAAATACATTTTCGAGAATTTTACGAAGAAATGGAAGGAGTAGCCCAAGGATTGACTGCGGCAGGTGAACCAACTACACTCGACGAAATAATTGCATGGAATAATTATTTTCTATTAACTGAATCATGGTATGCGAATAAAGATGAAGATGGTGTAAAGAGAAATGCGAGACCTGGGGGAGAAGGAGGTGCAGGATCTAAAGAAAGATGTAGTGCATTTATGGCAAACGGGAACTGGACGGAAGACGGAAAAATTGTGGTTGCACACAATAATTTTTCCAATTTCGTCGATGGACAATATGCACGTATTGTTCTTGATTTAAAACCCGATAAAGGCGCACGAATGTTGATTCAAGGATTTCCTGGTTGGATATGGTCAGGAACCGATTTTTTTGTAACAAGTAAAGGAATGATTGGCACGGAAACAACCATTGGTGGTTTTTTACCATTTGAAAATAATTTACCAGTTTCATGTCGAATCAGAAAGGCCATGCAATATGGTAGCAATTTAGATGATTATGTAAAATATTTACTTGATGGGAACTCGGGTGATTATGCGAATTCGTGGTTATTCGGAGACATTAAATCCAATGAAATTTTACGTTTAGAACTGGGTCTCAAATATCACAATGTAGAGCGAACGAAAAACGGATATTTCATCGGCTTTAATGCGCCGTTTGATCCACGCATTCGTAACCTAGAGTGCGCAAATACGGGGTTTGATGATATTCGCCGTCATCAAGGCGCACGTAGAGTGCGTTTAGACGAACTTATGGACGAATATAAAGGGAAAATTAATATTGAAGTTGCCCAACTTATTTTAGCTGATCATTATGACGTTTATTTACATAAAGAAAATCCTTGTTCTAGAACCATTTGTTCTCATTACGAACTAGATGCACGAGAATATATGTCGGATCCATCCAGACCCAAACCTTATCAGCCAAGAGGTGCCATCGATGGAAATGTTTGCGACTCTACTATGGCAAAAAAAATGTCGTTTTCTTTGCGTTATGGGGATGCATGTGGAATCCCATTTTTCAAAGATAAATTTTGCGACGAACATAAACAATGGGATTACTTAAGACCTTATTTACATGATCGTCCACAACAACCTTGGACCACGTTTTCAATTACAGATAAAAATATGAAAAAAAATATGAAATTCTCTCATAAGTTAACAAAAAATGATAAGAAAAAGAAATCTTTAAAAAACATAAGAAATTAATGAAAAGAAATAAAAGAATGAATAAAAATACAAAATATTTTTTTTATAATTTAAATATATAATGAAAGTATACATTTTTACAGATTACGGAAACGCATTTGTTTTAGAAATTTTAAAAACATTATTAACATCTAACGGTAATGAAGTGGAAGTGGTAACAAGTATTCATCATTTAAATCCAGATTCAAATGTAATTATATCGACTGGGGTTTATACACAGTCTCAAATATTTCAAAGATATTATGGAAATAATAATATTTATTTCATGATTGATAATAAAATACAATTCTATGATTATATTTCAAGAAATATGCATTTGTGCAACAATCATAATATAAGTCTTATACCGAGTTATAACAAATCCTATACAGGTCCAAGTATAACAAAAAATTTTATGTTAAAAGCGGCCAATGGTTTTAGTTGTAAATTTAATGAGGTAATGCATGGAAATGTATATGATTTAATAAACAGATATTCACATACACATCAAATACAAGATATTCTCGATGTAAAAAATATCTATGGAGTCAGCATTTGTTGTAAATTTGGAAAAATATTAGCTGCTTATAGTTATTTAACACAAGGGCCGATTAGCACTACTTCTTTTCATGCGGAAAGAAATTGTGAAATTCGAATCCCAGAAGTAAGAGGTTTTTTAAAAGACATGGTTGCAAATTTGCAATTACATGGCATTATTGAAGTCGAATTTATCATTCATCCAAGTAATAAAATATATTTAATGGAATGTAATCCAAGAATATCAGGTAGTATACGAGTGCCTGATTTTTATAATTCGATTATAAGAACCTATCTTAGAACTTTTTGTGATAAAACCGCTATAGGATTATTTTAGATTTTTTACAAGAATATTATTATATTATTATAAATTATTATTATAGAATAATATGGCTACCGTCTATGTATATACAGATTTTTCTAATAAAAAACGTTTAGAAGTGCTTACAACGAAGTTACGTGCTCATGGTTACCATGTTAATGAAGTTTCAAATATTGATGGTTTAGATATCATGAAAAATATTATTATATCTACCAATGAAGAATATCACTATCCCATTTTCAAGAAATTTATTGGTTCCAATATTTATTTCATGTTAAATGATAAAAAACAATTTTATACTTATTTAAATCAAAATTCAGATTTATTAAAAGAAGGACTTAAATTAATACCCCATTATGATTCTGGTTATCAGGGTCCAAATATTCATAAAGAATTTTTATTAAAAGATAAAAACGGATATTCTGCAGCATTTAATAAAAAAATGACTGGTAATGTTTACGATTTAATAAAAACATATGGACAACAAAATCAAATTCAAGATGTCATGGATGTAAAACATATATTGGGTATAAGTATGGCATGTATGTTTGGTAAAATTTTAGGAGTATATAGTTATAAAACCGATGAAGCTATTACTTATGAATTATTGAATAAAGGCTTTAATGCTTTAAGAGGAAATTTTATTGAACATCCACCTGTAAGAAAATTTTTAAAATCATTTATAGAAAGAATCAACTATTTTGGGATTATTGAAGTCGAGTTTCTGATTGATAAATCCAATAATATTTATGTAATGGAATGCAATCCGAGAATTTCAGGTAGTTTATACATTCCTCACTATTTTGATTGGGTTATTATTCCTTATATAAAATCTTTACAAAATAGAAATCTCATTGAAGTGAATCTTGAAAATATGAGTTTATGGCAAAAAATATAAAAAAGTTACAAATAAAAAAGTTACAAATAAAAAATATATATAAATCGATTATAATATTATAAAAAAATGTTCATAATAATATAATACAAGAGCAATGGATAATATTTCTTGGAATTTAATTGATAAATATTTTAAAGATAATCCTTATAATTTGGTTGCGCATCATTTAGACTCGTATAATGATTTTTTTAGTCGAGGAATTTTTCAAATTTTTCGAGAAAATAATCCGATCCGATTTATTGAACGTGAAGATAGTAATTCCGAAAAACGCAACCAATGTTTTTTATATATGGGAGGAAAAGAAGGAACTTCTCTTTATTTTGGAAAACCTGTTATTTATGATGAAAACGCGGACGCAAATCAATCTTGGTCACATTATATGTATCCAAATGATGCTCGTTTAAGAAATATGACTTATGGTATTACCATTCATTATGATATTCATGTTGATTTTATCTATTACAATGGGGATCAAAAAATTACGGAATCCATAGTATTGGAAAAGATTTATTTGGGAAAATTTCCAATTATGTTGCATTCGAATCTATGTATTTTAAAAGGTCTGAGTTGCGAAGCACGTTTTAACCTCGGAGAATGTAGAAATGATATGGGAGGTTATTTTATTATTGATGGAAAAGAAAAAGTCATTGTAAGTCAAGAAAAATTCGCCAATAATATGCTTTATGTTCGTGAGTTTAAAAAAGATGAAACCTATAGTTTTTCAGCGGAAATACGATCGGTTTCTGAAGATGCATCCAAACCCATTCGATATACATCAGTTAAAATCATTGCTCCTGATGCATCTTGGTCAAACAATCAAATTGTGGTAGACATTCCAAACGTTAGAAAACCGATTCCATTATTTATATTATTTCGTGCTCTTGGAATCATTTCCGATAAAGACATTATTGAATATTGTTTGTTAGATTTGAAAGAAAATGAATCTTTTATAGATCTCTTTATTCCTTCCATTCACGATGCAAATAAAATATTTGCTCAAAAGACCGCATTAGAGTTTATTGCAACCTTTACAAAACGTCAAACAATATCTTCGGTGCAAGATATTTTAATGAATTACTTTTTACCTCATATTGGAGAAGATAATTTCTTAGATAAGGCATATTTTATTGGGTTTATGGTATTTAAAATGTTAAAAGCATTTACCAAACAAGAAAAACCGACGGATCGTGACAATTTTAAATTCAAACGTGTAGAAACATCGGGTGCTTTAATCTATCAATTGTTTCGAGAATATTATTTAATGCAAAATAAGACAATTCTTCTAGCAATCGATAAAGAACGTTATTATCATCCAGCGAAATATCGTGATAATTTTACTAGTTTAATCCAAGACAACGTAAAAGAACTCTTTAAAGATCTAGTAGTGAATAGTGGATTTAAAAAAGCATTCAAAGGAAATTGGGGTGCACAAGCAAATACGAAACGAGTAGGTGTGGTGCAAGATTTAAATCGTTTGTCTTGGTTTACTTTTATTTCTCATTTACGAAAAGTGAGTTTACCTATGGAAGCAAGTTCCAAAGCTGTGGCACCGCATTTATTACATGCTTCTCAATGGGGGTATATGGATCCAGTAGATACACCCGATGGTGCGAATGTAGGGTTGCATAAACATTTATCAATTAGCACGTCCATAACGATTGGGTTTTCTTCTTTTCCACTTATTAAATGGTTACGATCTAATTTATCTTTAAAATTATTACAAGAATGCAACAGCTCTTATTTGGCAAACAATACCAAAGTATTTGTAAATGGTAACTGGATTGGAATTCTAGATAGTCCAATTGAAAGTGTTCATATTGTTAAAATTTTTCGAAGAAACGGCGCAATTCCATTATTTACAAGCATTTACTTTGATCACCAAGAACAAATCATTTATTTATATACGGATGAAGGTCGTGTTTCGCGTCCTATTTTTTATGTTGAAAACCAAAAAACGGGTATTCAAAAAGAAAGTATCAAAGATGTCATCGAATCGCGTAAATATTCTTGGAGTCAAATGCTAACTGGTTTTGAAAATAAATCGGACGAAAATTACCATATAAGAAATAATATTTTATATCAAGATGTTTCTTCTCTGTATTCTAGTTCTGGATTGAATAGTTGGGAAAAAACGTTGAATTTTTTTGAAAAAAACAAAGGAATTATTGATTACATTGATACTTCCGAAGAAGAAGGTGCTTACATTGCAACTTATTTAGACGATCTTAAAAATTCACGTTTTTATACTCATTTAGAAATCGACCCGTCCTTGATTCTTGGTGTGATGGGTAATTCCATTATTTATCCAGAAAATAACCAGTTACCTCGTGATGTATTTTCATGTGGACAAAGTAGACAAGCGGTTTCCGTATTTCATTCCAATTATCAAATGCGCATTGATAAAATGGGAGTCATCTTGAATTATGGTCAAACCCCATTAATCAAATCTAAATATTTAGAATACATAAACAAAGAAGAACAACCTTATGGTGTAAATACCATTGTCGCAATTATGTCATATACTGGATATAATGTAGAAGATGCCATTTTAATAAATGAAGGATCCATTAAAAGAGGATTGTTTAATACTACTTATTTTTCCATGTATGAAGCGCGCGAAGAATCTTCGAAAGTCGCAGGAAATCTTGTGAATTCTTTTTTTGCAGAAATTGCGACGAAGGAAAATGTATCTGGATTAAAACCAGGGTATGATTATAGTTATCTTGATCAATGGGGTCTCATTAAAGAAAATACACCACTGGATGACAAAATGATTTTAATTGGACAAGTTACTTCCACGAGTGAAAATAAAAATAAATATATTGATAAATCAGTCAAACCCAAAAAGGGACAACTTGGTTTCGTTGATAAATCTTTTATGACCGAAGGAGAAGAAGGATTTCGTATTGCCAAAGTTCGTATTCGCGAAGAACGAATTCCAGCCATTGGTGATAAAATGGCATCACGTGCTGGACAAAAAGGAACCATTGGTCTTATTATTCCTGAAGCAGACATGCCTTTTACTGCGGATGGAATTAGACCCGATTTGATTATTAATCCTCATGCGCTACCATCTCGTATGACCATTGGACAACTTGTGGAATCACTTTTTGGGAAAGCTTCTGCATTATATGGTGGATTTGGTGACTGCACCGCATTTTCTACCAAAGGCGCAAATGCTAAAACTTACGGTGATATGCTTACCAAAGTAGGTTACCATTCATCAGGGAATCAATTATTATATAACGGAATGACTGGTCAGCAAATTTATTCCGAAATTTATATAGGTCCGACTTATTATATGAGACTAAAACATATGGTAAAAGATAAAATTAATTATCGTGCATTAGGTCCTAGAACGGCTCTAACAAGGCAAACTGTTCAGGGAAGAGCGAATGATGGAGGATTACGAATTGGTGAAATGGAACGTGATGGAATTTTAGCACACGGTGCTTCCTATTTTTTGACCGAATCCTATATGGTGCGAGGTGATCAATATTATATGGCAGTTTGTAATAAAACGGGTGCGATCGCAATTTTCAATCCGTCCCTCAATTTATTTTTGAGTCCTTTTGCAGATGGACCATTAACTTTCAATAAAACGATTGACGGAAAATTGATTTTGGATGTTTACAGCGTTTATGGTCGTTCTTTTAGTATTTTAAGAATTCCTTATGCGTTGAAATTACTTATTCAAGAATTACAAGTCATGAATATACAGATGCGCATTATCACGGAAGATAATGTAGATCAATTATTAAATTTATCTTACCAATCAGAAAATTTGGAAAAATTATTACATTTTGGAGAAGAAATCAAGAAAGAAGATCTTATTAATTATTACAAAAAAGAAGTTCTATCAAAAGTAAATGATAAATTTATTCGACAAGCACCTACTCCTGTGTCTGCTTCTACGATAGAAGAAGAAGAAGAAGAATCACCTCCTTATGCTCCAACAAGTCCTGCTTACAATCCCATCAATGACTCTCCTCCTTATGCGCCTAATTCACCTGCTTACGCACCGCAATCAGTAAGTCCTCAAACAACAAGTCCTCAATACGCACCTAATTCACCTGCTTACGCACTGCAGTCAGTAAGTCCTCAAACAACAAGTCCTGGATACATTCCAATGAATGAATCAAATTCTCCTCCTTATGCACCAACGAGTCCTGCTTTTATTCCAATAAGTCCTCCAACAACAAGTCCTCAATACGCACCTAATTCACCTGCATATGCACCGCAATCAGTAAACCCTATTCAAGAATTAAATTTTGAAACTACCAATTATATTAAAAAACAATCCACGACTCCTCCCTCTTCTCCCGCCGATATTTTGAATTTAGAAGTGAAAGAAGATAAAGTTGATTCAGATTCTGAAACGAAAGAAGAAAAAGATAATTCAGAAACAAGAAAAATCATTGTCATGTAAAAATATTTATTTATCTATAATATAAAATGACAAAAACATTACACCTTTTCTCATTTCAAACGCCCATTTGAAACGAGATTTATAAATAATTTTTCTTAACTTTTCTTGTTTTATTCTTTGGTATATATTTTTCTGGTCTTTCATAAGCACCTTTAAAAATATTTCTATATTTTTCTTTCGGTATTTTGCTTATTACATTTTCAATATTCTCCTTTAATTTTATATGAGTTAAACCATCTAATTTTTGTAATCGTGATTTCAACATACTAAAATAATTTTCTATAGAATTGGTAAAATGTTGATATGGAACAGCATATAATATATTGTTATGTTTATTCACTAATTCTTTTATTCTTTCGTTTCTATGACTACTCGCATTATCTAATATAATTAATTTATTTCTTAATTTACTTGTAATATTTTTTTCTAAAAATTCAATTAACCTATCTGTATTTATTCCACCTTTTTCATATAAATCCCATTCTATCACGCCATCAACTGAAATAGCAAATATTCCTGTATATTTTTTGAATACTTCTTGTGATTGTGTTTTTATTACACATCGTTTTCCCTTTTCACTATAACAATGATGTCTTTTTTGTAAAGATTTTATACTTGTTTCATCAATACAAATAATATCTTCTATTTTATACTTCTTTATTTCTTCATAAAATTTCTTTATATTTGCATTTATATCAATATCCTTACCAAATCGTTTAACTGGTTCGTGTCGTATTCTTGTAATTTTTAATGTAATATTATTATCTTTTATAATTCGGTTAATGTGCGATTTATTCAAATCTACATCAGGGTATTTATTTTTCAATAAATATAATAAATCTTCAATAGTAATAGTTTTATTTTTCTTTAATTCTTGTAATAAGAAATTAACATATTCTTTCTTTACCTTATATGCTACTGGTTTCCTATAATGAATATCAACATTACCATCTTTTTTATATCTTTCAACCCATCGCATTAGACTTCTACGAGAACATTTAAATATTTTACATACTTCTTCTTGTGTTTTATCTTCAACTAAATAATATTGCACCGCAGTTAATTTATAATCATAGCTTTTACGAGACATTATTTATATTATTATAATATTAAAATTTATATAAATAGGCACATATTTTTAAGGCATTTTTTATTTTATAAATAAAATTGATTTAAAGATTTGCCTTTATTATATATATATATATAAATGATACAAATGACATATCTACAAGATAAAATAAATACATTTTTCAAAAAAAGAAATGAAATATTTAAAAAACCGCTTGAAAAAATTATAAATATTATGTTAAATAAGTGTAAATATATAAATGGAGAAAGTTTAGAGAGACATAATTGGGGAAATAATCCAATTAAATTAAAACATATACCAAAAAACATTAATTTACCTTCATTTGAAGAAGATTTATTAAATTCACTAAATTTAGAAGATAATGAAAAATCAATAGTAGAATTATTATGGGGAGACATACAGCTTGGAAAAAGAGTTCAAGCATGTATAATTATGTGGATTTCGGTTCATATACTAAAAAGACCAGTTTTATACATTTTTAGAAATTTAACAATAGACCAAAAACAATTACAAGATGATATAGTTGGAACAGAAAATTACAATTTTAATATTCAATTTATAAAAACATTATTTCAAGAATTTAATAATGAACTTCAAGAATATTTTGAGGAAACAAATGTTGAATATTGGAAAGATTATAAACTTCCAGAACTAAAAGATATAAATAGTAATGATATTATTAATAAATTAAGTAATAAAGAAGCAATCAATTCTAATGATATATTTTGTTGTTTAATGAACCATACTCAGTTAGCAAAACTAAATACGAAATTTAGTGAGTATATATATTATAATGATGAACTTGTTAATATAACTACATTAGTTGATGAAAGTGATTTAATGAGCCCTACATCTTCAAATGATAGAAGTAATGATAATGATAAAAAGGATTCTACCGCATGTGAAATATTGCTTGCCAAAATATATAAAAAAGTAAAATATGCACTACATATTACAGGCACGGCACACTCATTGTTATATAATATAACAACCAGATTAAGCGACCATACTGATATACAAATTAAAATATCAAAGGTTCATAAAATGAAAAGGTCAAATGATTATTTTGGATTATTTAATGGGTCTATAAATTTTAACACTACACTTGTTGAATCATGGTGGGATTATCAAGATATAGAAAATCACAAAAAAAAAACATGTTATGATATTGTTGAAGATTATAATATAAATATAAAAAAAATAATAGAAGAAATACTAAAAAGACCTACAAGTAAATATAATTCGTTATTGATAAGTGAAGAAAAAATAAGAGCTAATCAATTTTGTTTAGTAGATAAAATAATTAAAGATTATCCCAATCTATTTATCATAATATATCATGGAAATTGTTTAAGATTATATGTTTCAAAAATTTATGAAAAAGAAATTAAATGTTGGTCTAAATGGGACTCAAAACAATCATCAACAAGTCAAAGATTATGGCAATTAGGAGGAGTATATGGTTCATCTATAGATACTGAAAAATCTGAAAAACTACCTAATAATTATTGCTATTTCAATATAAATACAAAAATATTAAATATAAAATTTGTTTATAAATTATTAAGAATTTTATTTGAAAAAAGTGATACCCCAATTTTATGTAAAACAATTATAACAATAACAGGTAAATATGGAGAAAGGGGATATTCTTTTACAAGCGACGATTATGATAATTATTCACTACATTTAACAGACCAGTATTTTGTGTCTCACGCATCATTAAATTGCACTGATATTTCACAACGATTACGATTACAAGGAAAATATAATGATTTAGACCTTAAAAATGGAAGTATGAAACTTACTTTATGGACTACTCCTGAATTACAAGATATAATACATAATTTTTATGTAAAATTTATAAAAGAAATAGAAAAATTTGTTATGGGTTGTGAGAATTGGGAAGAAATTAAAGAACTATTGGAAAGTATTATAGATAATGGTGATTTTAAGTTTGGTAAATATATGAAATATATTGATGTATCAAAGAAACGAAAAAATTTAAAACCAATTAAACATTATGACAGCAAAAATAATGGTTATAAATTAATTATTATTGACGATATGAATGATACAGAAATAGATGAATGGTGTAAAGAAACTAAATTACCTGATTATATTTGTATTAATACAATAGAAGAAATGGATATTAGTGAATTTATTGATAAATATGGCATATCTACAATTGAAACACAAGAGTATAAATTAGAAAATGAATTATCAATTGAGTTTGTAAATTATTGTATAAAACAAGCAGAACAACAATTTAAATTAAAATTAAACCCAATTAAACCTGATTGGTTTAAAGATAGAAAAGAAAAAATTAATAATTACTATTGTGAAAGTATTAATGGTAGTAAGGTTCCAATTAAAATAAGTGAGTTAAAAAACAATCTAATTCGTTTTAGAAATGAAGATGGTATAAATGTTATTCAACGCGATGGAAATAGACGAGTTAATATAGCATATGATGATGATAATAACGCATATATATGTATTTCAGTTAGGAATAAAAATCATAAATCTTTACCAAAACTAACAAATGACTATATTAAAAAAACTCCGTATATTGTTGATGGTGATAAAGTAAAATATTCTATTATTAAAGAAGAATACAAACATCAAAATACTCACGGATATACAAATGAAGATGGAGATGATTTTATAGAAGATGACAATAAGTTT